CCAACGGCCCTGCGTATTGCAGCGCTTTAGGTTTGACCAGCCGGCAAGGTTTACGGTGTATGTGTCGCGGTCAATGATCGCCAAAATGTATAGGCCGTTTTTATCCTCTGCATGTGTAAGCAAACGCCCGTTGGCGTGGTATGTGGCGCGCACCTCGTAACCTGCCACGTCATTAGCCTTGGGGTCATAGGCGGTAAAACCCCACTCGACGCCGAGGTAGGCAGCTACGGCCTGTTCGCCGTAACAGCCTTTTAAGTGTCGGTCATAACTTGTACTGGCTACCGGCACGTTGTAACGGTTTTTCATTTTGCCCGCTTCACATTCCATAGCCTTTTTGTAGGCTACGTCGCGCGCATTTAATACCTGTTTTGGTGTAAGCGTTACTAAGGCCATTTCAGCCGCCTAACGCCTCTACAGCCTCGCTAATAGCCTGCCAGCCTGCCTCATCGCCGCTTAGGTCTAGGTCAGTTGCCAACAGTTTTAGGCGCGCTATTAGGTCTGCGTGTTTGGGCTTGTAGGGGATATGTGCGGGCCTGCATATTTCGTCTATTAGGTCAAATACGGCCATTTGGTGTTTTGCCATTGCGTTTGCTGTCGGGTCTAACATGCGTCTGCTTTCCTCGCTTAGTGAGTTGTCGGGGTCTATGTACTGTTTTACTTCGCTGTATTCCATGGTAACCAACCGCTGTTACGCCATATTGCAACCATGGCTCGAGTGTTTATTGTTGGGTTAAATAGATCGTCGCACGTCTCAAGTATGCCCTTGGCTTGTAGCCAGCCAGTAGGCCAATACTTGTTAGGGCGGCACCAATACCCGTTAATTTGATAAATCGAATAACTACCGCCGTTGGTGTCGTATGCGTTAAACGCATCACTTGTGCATCGGCTCTCGCGATTAGCCACCCGTAGCGCTGTTTCTAGTTCGCTAGGCGGTAAACCCTCAGCAAGGGCCAATGTGGCTACCTGCGTGCATGTGTTCACGTATGGCGGCAATGTAGTTGTAGTTGGTGGGGTTGCCACGTAAACAGTTGTAGGGCTTACGTGGCGGTCTAATGCGGGGTCTGTAGGCATTGGCAACATATATGCAATGCCGGCAGCTGTAATGGTAAATAGCGCGGTAAACGCGGCTTTAAGTGCGATGGTCATAGTTTTTCTAACTGGTAGGGCGTTTGCCATGTACCGCCGGCAATGGTCTTAAACGCGAGTTGGCTGGCTAACACTTCGAGGGTGTCAGGGTTTCTAAAAATCTGTACTAATACTTCGCGCCCGTTTTCTAGTTTGCCTACAAATGCTTCATAGGTAAAGGTTTGTAGTTCAGTCATGCGCGGTAAACCTCTTTTCGTCGGTAGCAAAACGGTAGTAGGCGCGTGTTACGCGGTGGGGGATGCTGGCGCAATTCCTTGTAGGTATTGGGTTACCGCTGGCGGTACTTTGTCACCGGGCCAGTAAAACCAATGCCACGGCTCGGCTGGCATTACCTCTAATGACCAACCAAACTGAGGGCCAACCTCACACATAAAGGTAAATGTTTCGCCTGACATGTTGGCAAAATCTACGGCAAGCCCAAGGTTATGGCGTGACGTGCCGGGTACTGCCATTGGTGCGTTGCCGGGCTTTAGGTAATAATTCTTGCCCTCATACACTCGAGGTTTAACGCCCTCAATGGGTGCCAGTTGGTAACGCGCTAAAAACCCTTGGCGTTGTAACGCAATGCTGCGGTAGGTATCACCCGCGCTTATGGGCTTAAATTGTTTTATGCCAGCGGCGAACGCTGCAGCTCTGACCGCGTTATAGGCGTTGGCTGCCAATGGGTGCAGTTTGCCAAACGGCTTAAGGTCTACTAACAGGCTGGCGGGTAATTCACCCGGCTTAACGTGCGCCAAATTGGCGGGCATTACCAGTTTCTTAATCGGTGGATGCACTCGAACCGGGCTTACTCTTTAGGCCGTTAGACGCAACCAACCCGCTAAGCGTGCCAGTAAGAAACACAAGCAACGTGCTTAAAAGGTCAATTAGCTGCGCGTCGGTCGGGGCCTGTTCCGTAGGCTGGTCTACAAACAAAATGCCGTAAATAAATGCCATGACGGTAAACGAAAAGCAAATAGCCATAAGACGGCCGACGAAAACGATTAGCCCTGCGTGTTGTTGTTCCGGTGTTTTACTCACAAGCGGCCTTTGTAAAGCATTGGTATTCGATATTCGTTTTAGAAACTGTGCAACCACTACAACCCCAAACTACTACGGCAACTAAAAGCGCGTAACCGATTATATAACGCCATTTCATTACGCGCCCGGCAATGGTGCAGGGTTAATAAATTTACCGTACTCGCCTAGCGTTGGGTCGAAATGGCAACCTATGCCAGCGTAAACGCCTCTAAAAGAATTGCTATATGACGTTTGCAACCAAACACCGGTTAAACCTAACGACGCTATAAATGCTTGTCCTACTGGCTCGCTTTCGGGAAACGGCAAATTTTCTATGGTGGCGTTGTTTACTACGATTACGTCGGTAACCGTGTTGGTTTCGCTGACTTGTGCAAAATGTGCCATTAGAACGTAATACTTCCCGAGCCTGTGAATGTGTAAACGTGAAACCCTGAACGGGAAACACCGCTATAAGTTGGGCTACCTGTTGTTGCTGCGGCTTGGTCAAACGCTTGCGAATACGCAATTATGACTACACCCGAACCACCAAAACCAACGCCACCAATAGCGAAAATAGTTCCGCCGCCCGAACCGGTATTTACCGCGCCGTTACCGGCTGGTGTTGCACCGTTTTCACCAGCGCCGCCGCCGCCACTACCGCCCGCTTGGCCAAAGTTATTAACCGAACCACCGCCGCCGCCCGCGCGTGTAACAGATGTACCCGTAATGCTCGACGCCAAACCTGCACCGCCAGCGCCACCAGTCGTATTGTTAGCGTTAAAACCTACGGCCCCAGCACCGCCGCCGCCTGCGCCTGCACTATTTCCCGACGCGGTTGAACTTCCGCCATTGTTGCCTTGACCCGCTGTCGCCGTTCCGCCTGACCTTGCGGTGCCTGTTGTACCTGCACCGCCGCCCGAACCGCCGTTGCCGCCGTTGGAATTTAATCCACCAGCGCCGCCGCCATCAGACGTAATGCTAGAAAAAACAGAATTACTACCTTGGGTTTGTGTTCCACCGCCGGCGCCAACCGTAACCGTTAAAGAAACACCGGGGGTAACTGCGAAACCCGATGCTGTTCGATAACCGCCAGCACCACCCGCGCCAGTAAACGAACCACCACCGCCAGCAATAACTAAATACTCGACTGCGGTAGGTGGGTTAGCACCGCCGGGGCCTGCCAACAACTGCACTTATGCCGCCAAATTGCCGATAACTACCCAAGTGTCGGTAGCAATTTTGCAACATGTTGCAACAGCATATTGGCCGTTGGTTTTAAGTTTTGATCCAGCGCTACGCAACGTGACACCCGCACCGGCTGTAATCGTTACAACACCTGCGCCAAGTTGCATAATGTTTATTTGTGTACCAATTCCATAGGCAATAGTGCCGTTAGGTGGAATAGTTAGCGCGATCGCTGACGCGTTATCGCATGTAATTAGTTTGCCATCATCGGCTAAAACTGTTGTATATGTTGTGCCTGTTTGGGCATTTATCGCAACCATTGCTATAGCCAAATTGGTGCACTCGGCTGCGGTTAAAACCTGCCCCGAGGTAAATGTTTCACGTACTGCCATAGTCCTAGCCTAATGCGTTGGTGCTGTCGAGTGTGCCATATATCGGGTCATCTAAAATCAGTTCGTACACAATTAAGGTACTAGACGTAAAGTAGGTAACCCGGTGGCCAGTAACAAAATCTACCCTATGCTCGACGCCCTCTACGCTACTTTCCTGTGCTACTTCACCACCGTTAATAGTGTTGGTTATGGTGATCGTGTCGCCAATGTCTACGGTGGCTAGGGTGTCGCGTTGGGCGTTGGTCAGCATTAAAAAATCGGTTTGCACCCCGGTAAATAGGGCGGCTGGTTCACCAACTAACAGGTAGTCGGCTAGGTCTGCAGCTGCGCTGTCGTTATGTAACAGGCTGTCGGTAATGCTTGTGGTTTGGATTAGGTATTTAGTTTGGCTTGCCGTATCGTCAGCCACCTGCGGGCTTGTCGCGCCTAAGTGTTGCACGCTGGCGCGGTTTACGATTACGTCGGCGTTATACGAAATGCTTAAATTGTTGTACGAAATGTTTGTGCCGTCATCGTGGAAATCGGCCACACTTCCGGCAAGCGTTGCGCCTAGCCTTGCGTCAAAATTTAGCACCCCATTTCGCGCCATAAAAATACGGCCCTGCTCGGCGGTTTGTATTTGGTCTATATATGCCTTTACGTTTGTACCCTCGGGGATTGTGTAGGCGGCAGCACCGCCAAGTGTTTGGCTACCGGTAGCGATGTTTCGACTAGCCAAAGGGTAAGCAACTTCAGGTAAATCCAATACTGCCGATAACCGCGCGCTGCTTAATTCCTCTGATACGTTAAATTCATTCATTGACGTTTGGGCTAATAAATAAAAATCGTCGGCGCAATAAACGGTAACGATGTTATTTCCGCCCAATTCATACGAATAGTCATAATTGACAATTTGCCCTACAAACAATTCGACAAACGTATTAGCGGTGTTGTAACGCCCAAACGAAATGCGACGTAACGGGGCAAGGGTAAATTGCCCGTCAGGGTCTACAAATGGGCTACTTGAGTACAGCGGGTTTAATATCCCGCCTGCCAGCGTGTCATCTAACGTAAACGTCATGGTGCCGGCGCTGAATTGGTCGCCAATATCGCGACGCCCACGATTAACGGTAATGCTTTTGCTGTATTCCATCATTGGCGCAAACTCGCTTACACCATCTAGCACGTACTCGGTTCCATCTAATAGGCCACGCGTCGCGCTATCCAAAGTAAACGCGTTGAGCATAAACCCGGTATCTATAAATAGTTCATAGTCACCGCTGGCAACTACCGACGTAGCCATTATGCCACCGCGATATTTGCCGGGCCTGCCGCCCTGTTGTATGCGCGTATAGCGTTTACGATTGCTTCGCCGGCGGTTGCGTTAGGCACAAGGGTAGACAAATTAACCACTACTGAACCAGTACCGCCTGCCGTACCTTGACCATCGGGCCTACTTGACAATGGGATAACTGCAGGAACTGCTGGCCGTGTAATTGCTTCGCTGAACCCCGCGCTAATACCCTTAATGTCAGCAAGTTTTAGACCCTTAGCCTTAAGCCGTTTTTGTGCTAAATCAAATGCCGCCTCGACACCCTGCAAATATGACTTAGCGTTATCTACGCCAGCCCCAAACCATGACGCTGCAGCCTGTTGGCCAATGGTTGCGGCGGCATATTCTGCAGCCATAACTAGATCGTTGGTTTCAGCAATAGCACCAACACCGCCCGCAATTAGTTCAGCTGCGATAGCCGCGCCGCTTTCCCCGCCAGCGTCTAGCACGGCCTGTAATGCCTGTTGGCTTAAACCCATTTCAAGCAAGGTTTTAACGTCGGTACCGTACTTAACTATCCCGGCTACCTGATCGCGCAAACCCTGTAGAAACCCTGCGCCTGTTTCATCGCCAGCGTCTTTAGCGTCAGCAAAACTAAACGCATCTTTTATGCTGTCGCTCACGTTGGTAGCAAAATCGGTAAACGCTACTTGTGCATCCTGTAATTGTGTTTGTGCATCCTCGAGCGCGGTTTGTAGGTATTTCTTTAACGCTTCGCTTGCCTCTTTTACTTTGTCGGCCATGCTCTTTGCAGCGTTACCCGCGCCACTTAAACCCTTTTCTACTGGGCCAAGGCCTTTGTTTATTTCGCTTAGTTGAGGCCCAAACGGTTTAATGGTTTCCACGCTGGTTTTGGTTGCGTTCTTAAATGTGATAAACGCGCCCGCTGCAACTACAAGCCCGGCAGCAATAGCGGCAGCACCAACGCCAAGGGTTAGCGCGGTGTTAGCAGCTGCAGCCGATGCAGCAAGTGACCAGTTAAGCGCGGTAGTAACAATGGTTACAGCGTTAGCAATTACTTGCGCCGCCTTAAACGCGATAAGCGCTACCGAGATTGCGCCAATAGCGGTGCCTACGGCAAGCAAAACGCTTACGTGGTCTTGCGCCCAATTACCAAAACTAATGAGGTATGGCAATACCGCTTCAACGGCTGGCAGTATGGCCATGCCGATTGCCTCGGCGGTTTCACTTAACGCAATACCTAAGCGCTTAAATTTGCCCTCTGCCGTGTTGGCTGCAACCGCTGCAGACCCGCCAAACGTGCGCGACAACTGCGCCATAACCTCATCGAGGCTGGCACCGTCTTTAATCATTGAGTACAGCTGCGGGGATAACTGGCGCAACGCCTTAAAGTTTCCGCCATAAGCCTTGGATAGCGCGTCGCTAACTGTTGCTAAATCTGTGCCGGTACCTGCCGAAACGTCAAGCGCCAAATTAAGCGCGTCGTTAGCGGTAGATAAATCCTGTGTACCTAAAACAAGTGAGGCAAGCGCGGGCCTTAACTGATCGTCGGCGACGCCAGTTTGCATAGCCATAGCACTAATGCTTTTTTCGGTAGCGCTTATTTGTGCATCAGTAGCACCAACAACGTTTTGCAATGTCTTGGCTAGTTGGGCTTGCGCGGCGCTGTCCTCGATAGCGGCTTTAACGCTGTAACCAGCGGCAGCGGTAAGCGCACCTAGCGCGGCAACGGCTGGCAGAAATGCTTTACCCGCAATGAACCCGGCACGCTCGCTATTGGTTTCCAGTTTCTTAAGTTGGGCAATGGCTTTAGTGAACCCTGAACCGTCAAGGCTGCTAATAATCGGTATGTTAATTGCCACGATTGAACCCTAATTTTCTGTTAGTGCGCCGGGCAACGTCGTTAATTACTAACTCTACTTTGGCTTCCACGGCCTCACGGTTATTAGTAACTGCTTTGTCAATGGCTCGAGGCTGTTCGCCTACCTCGGTGTTTAGGTTGGTAACAAACATGCTTGAGGTATTACGCCCGGCATGGTCATAGATTGCGCCAGCTGCGTTGGCCTGTTGAATAACCATTAACTGGTATGGCTTACTGCCATATACCACTTGCTCATTATGGGTTACCACGCCATCGGTAGTGCGGTTGTAGTTCACGTAGCGCTCTTTGCTGGCGCGTACACCTACCTTTACCTTAAAACCCTTTTGCACCTGATCGGTACGCCATGACGTGTTACGGCCCTTAATAAGGTTGCCACGCCGCATACCGCTTAACGGTTCCCCGGTGCCTTTGCTGTTATCAAAATTTGCCACCATGCTGCGAGCCTCGGCAACAATTACTTCGCCCGTGCTTTGTATTTGTTTTGTAATCTCTTTGCGATATTGCGGGTCAAAATCATTTAAGGCTTTTAACGCCTCTTGAATGCCATCTACTTGGGGGATAGCCGAACGCGACGCCATTATTTACCGCCACGTTGCTTATTTAGTATTTCAATGGTGGCGTTCATATCGTCTAACTCGAATGATATCTCACTAGGCCAAAACCCTGTAGCAACCAAAATTTCGGCAAGCGCTCTACGCACCGTGCCGTTTAGGCTTTTGGGTCTAGTTGTTCTACCACTTCAATAGACGCCAACGATGTTATAAACGCGTCAAGTGTTGCCGGTACCGTTATACCTGCAAACCGTGTGGCCTCGTAACACAAATAGGCTAAATCCTCAACGCCTACACCCGATGCCATCTCGGATGCTTTGCGCTTAAATTTGCGTTCCCAACTAACGATGGTCATTAAGTTAGTTGTTACTTCATGTGAACTGCCGTCGTTAAACGTGGCTTTGAGTTGTAGTTGCATTATGCGCCTTTTCGTGTCGGGCCGTTGCCGGCTTTAATTTATACTTCTAATACTGAGTAAACGCCACCAGTAAAGGTAACGCTCATGGTGCCTAGCGCACCCATTGCCAATGTGTATGGCAAGGCTTCCAAGTATGCACCGGTAAGGGTCATGGTTGGGTTAGTTGCTGTTCCCGGGCTGGTTGCCGATGGTGACCATGAAACGGTTACCTGCGTGCCTACCAAACTTTTAAGCGTTGCGTAGGTTTCCGATGTTGCAAACGACGCGTAGAGGTCAAGCTGCAGGGTTGAGTTTTCAAGGCCTGCCACGTATGAACGCGAGCCAGTTCCAAACGCGGTGCTTTCCAATGCTTCAATGGTGCGAGTAAAAACCAAACCTTGGCATTGGTCTTGCAGCGAAACTGCGCCAACGGTTACGTTTGGGTTGCTTAGGTAAGTGCTTGTGGCCATGGTGCTTTAATCCTTTGGTGTGTTCTTGTTATTAGTTTTAGCAGGTTTTGCGGTTTCGTTTGTGGATTGTTCTATAAACCCGCCCTCGACTAGCGCGGCAATGTTAATGCCGTTGGCCTCTGCACCCTCGGCGTCAAACTTTGCACCGGGTACACCTACGCGGGGGCTAATGATTATGTATGCCATTGGGTTTAGTCCTAACTTGTTTGGGCTTGCATCTCTATTGTTAAATCATACGCTGGCATTTCGGCGCCGCCGATGATTGCAATAGTCGGGCGCCCGCTGGTTACTGCCACGTTTTTGCCTAGCACCAAACTGGCTAGGTGCATTAGGTTGCGTTGCGCGTCAAGGTTGCCCGGGCCA